GCTCATCTTCAATCTCCAAGTTGTATCGCTGACCGCGCCGGGCGCGACACGAATGGTACGGGGTTTCGGTCAATGGTACATAGGTGGTAATGCGCTCCCCGCAGGAAGCGCACCACCACCGTACCGGAGGAAGATCAGAATGGGTCTTCATCCTGCAACTCGACAGCGTTGAACGCCTGCTTCAACTGATCCACAGGGTTCTTGTTGTCACGGACAACACGGCCAACAGCGTCAGCGATGATCTCCACACGCTTGCCCTTCGTGCCGTCCTTCTTCTCGTAGTCCTCCACCTGAAGGCGGCCCGACACCATGATCCGGTCACCCTTGCCGATGTTTTCGACAACAGCTTCGGCCTGGTCACCGAACACCACAATGTCGTACCACGATGTTTTCTTCTGGTCATCTTTGCCGCGTGTGTCTGCGACAGAGAACTTCAAGACAGCCAGCCCTGAGCCTGTGTACTTCAATCCTTCGGGTTGGCGTCCGACGTTACCGATCACGGTAATCTGATTCATGTATTCCCTTTCAGGTGTTTGAACGATTCTCGCAGCTTCACGAGATCCGTTGTGGTTACGATTCCGGTGAGATCCACACCGGCATGGTCGGCCACCTGGTCGTGGTCGAGATTCGCTTCCGCACACACGGCAACAAACTTGGCGAGCGCGTCAGGGTGGGCGGGACGCACCGGCTCCGGCTTGGATGCTTTCACCGATGATACTTTCTTCGATGACACCATCTCTGCCGGGGTGTGAGCCAGGTCTTCCCACTCGGCCTTCGTCCACAGGGAGAGGGCGACACCGAACCGCATCGCACCGTTACGAATCGCATCCGACACCAGTTCCTTGCCGATGTCAGACTTGCGGTCCTCCACTGAGCCGACGCAATACCGGGTGTGGCCCAGCAACGTCATCCAGAACCCGGCCTGGATCATGTTGCCGATCTTCACACGGGCCGGTAGCCCAGCCTCATCGAATGCGACAGGCTCGATGTTCCATATCGGGTCGATCTCCAACAGGATGCGGGTGATGTCAGCGTGACCAACGAAGTCAAGCGTCACCCCACCCTTCGGCAACTTCGACACGATCTTCGGGTCGGGTACAGCGTGGTCCTTCAGGATCTTCCGCAACCCATCAACATCTTTCATTACTTTTCTCCTTTCACACGCAACACACGGAACGTGCTGCTCTTTGTGTACTTCTCCGCCAGATCAGGATGATCCGCAGAGAAACCCTTGCTATCAAACGACGTGCGAGACTGGTTCTTCCACGTCACCACCGTCGCCCCGTCCACCGTACCGGTGTCAGCGTCACCCAACAAGCCGGCAATCTTCGCTTTCAGCTCGTCCTCGCGGGCAGCCAACTCTTTCTTCTGACCCTGAACATCCTTCAACTCGGACAGCAGGTGAGCGTATCCGCTCAGATCCGCCGTGTTGCTCGACGCCTCCGGGTACGTCGCAAAAATGTCGTCGTATGTAGCGGGCCACTCGGGGTTCGGTTCACCCATGCGTAGCCAGAACACGAAATCCTGAACCGCACGGATATGTTCCAACGCCTCGTCCTCGGTGACGTGCTGTTCATACAGGTGCAAGCTGAGTGTCGCATCGAACACCGCCCACGTGATTGTCTCCACGTTCGCACACAACGCCTGCTGAACACCCTGCCAATACCAATAGCGGGGCAGCACACCATCCCACTCGCGGTTATATGTCTTGATCTCGACAACAACCGCAGGCTTCTCCGGCTGGTTCTCATACGACCATTCGTCCACCGCATCTAACGTCGCCAACATCGGAGCCGTATCGTTCTCAATCGCGTACATATAGCGAGGCTCCACCAGGCGCACACCCAACCTGTCGCCGGCCCATTCGCGAATCACCGGCTCCAAGCGGTTACCGCGCTCCATCGCAGCGTTCGTGATCGAGATCGGCGGTTCCGGTGCCTGCTTCTCAGCGAACAACTGATGCCTGGTCTTGAACCGATGCTCGCCATGCACGGCTGCTGCATCGGACGCTGAGATGACGGGCCTACCGTCGTCGTCCCGATGTCGTAGCCTTAGCCACTCAATTGACCCGTGCTGGGGTTTTACTATCAGATTTCCCACTACCTTTACCTCTCTTCATTTGTCCTGCGGCTAGTTCCGCATAGTTCTCAACGACCCATTTGACGAGATCCTCAGGCCGTTGACCTGCTGGCTGAGCTTTCGTCCACAGTTCCAGGTTCTCGATGCGGTTGTCATGCCGGATTCCGTTGATGTGATGAATGTTCTCAAAGGGGTGTAACACGCAACCATGATGCTGCTCCCAAACAACCCGGTGTTGGGCAACAAGTTTCCCCCTCAAATAACCAACCATGTAACCGGCGTTGTTTTTGTACCATTTGATTTCTTCAACCGTTTGTGGGCTGGCCTTCTGCTGAGATTCGAGACTCCCATTTTTGTAGAGCCTCTGATAATGGGCAGAGCAATAACCCATCGCTAAATAGGTGCCAGAACACCCCTCCACTTTGCAGGGTTCGATTCCCCTCCGAATGGGTTTTTGTTTGGTTGTAGTGGGGTCGCCGTATCTTTTGAATCTGGTGTAGTGGGCGTGGCAGAACCCCAAACTTCTATGTGGTTTCGTGCAACCTTCAATAGAACAGATGCCCTTTTTGCCCCAACGGACAAGTTCGACAGAACCTCGCCTATAAACCCTCAGATAATGCTTATTGCAGTAACCCTTGCCGTAGTACTTCAGACCACAGCCGTCGATAGAGCAAATCTTGGTGTCCATTCTTTATCCTTTCGCTAACCCCAGGTATACCCTACGGGTGTAGCAAGCTTTTGTCAATCACTAATTTCTTCGGTGAACGGATCTATCGGTGTCGCATAATGCAGCGAGTACACCGCTGTCACACAAGCCATCGGAATGTGGTTGATGTCTGACACCGTTTCTGGTTCCATCGCATCGTTCATCACCGTACCAACCAGGGTGAGATAGCCGGGTTTGCAGTTCGGCCAAATCCAACCCACCGTCAACGGTAGACACGGACCAGGCACATACTCATCCGTTTGCGTCCAACCAGGCCCGTCCTCGCCGGTGTGCGCGTCAGCCCATTGAACCAACACAAGCTGCCATTGACCGTCATCGGGGTCGAACTGGTCGCCCCTCTCCCACCCGTCGCTTCCCTCCGCATTCAGGGCATCGTCGTTCTCGTCGGTCATACTCGGCTCCGCACTCGTCGCACTCTACAAACTCGGCTGACATGAGAACAGTTTACCTCTCCACCAGGCACGCCCAGAATGGATCGGAACCTGCTCATACCAGAACTCGCCGTCCCCAGGCTGATAGGTAACCACGCTGAGGCCGGTCTGCCAATCCATTGTTACCGGAACCGGTCGCCCTTCCAAGTCGAGGCCGCCCTGCGTAGCCGGAACGCAGCCATCAGTTCGACACAGACACCCAGGCGATGCCGCCATAATTGTTTTCGGTCCATCGAAATCTTCGCGGCTACGTTCCGCCCATTCACGTCGGTGGATGTGACCGTAGATGACGCTGGTTTTGCTGTTGGCAAGGTACTTGTGTGCAGTACTGCCCCCTGAGGCAACCTTGTCTCCATGTATGACGCGGAGCCGCTCGTTGATCCAGTATGAACCTGCCGGATAGCCGGGCTTGTAGATGATCCCGCTTTCTTCCATTCGTAGTAGGAACGGGATAGATAGTACGGGTAGAGAATCAGGTGCAAGACCTCTCTTGATGCCGTACGCAGCTTTAAGATTGTCCAACGTCGCATTACTAATCCTTTCCTCATGGTTGCCGGCGATCCACACGATCTCCGCATCGGGTGCCAACGCTCGCAGACGGAAACACAACTCGGTTGCCCGGTCAATACTGGCCTGTGTGGTCAACGAGAACGCCGGCGACAGGCGATACTTGCCGAACTCAGGGGCATCCAGATTGTCGCCCACCAACACAATCTTGTTCGGCTGGGCCGCAGCAATAATCGCCTCAGCGATCGAGATTGCCGCCTCATCATGCGTCGGTTCCAAACCACCATCAACGCCACGAAAGTAGCCGATCTGCATATCCGGCAACACCACCGCCACCTCAAACCCGTCCGGTTTCGGCTCAGGTTTCGGCAAACGCACAGTCACCTTGGCGGGCGGCCCCTGACGCACAGTCTCCCACTCGGGTCCACTCTCCCACGTAGGAGAAAACTGGATTCCGAGCAAGTCGTGAATTTCCGCGTCACCGTCCTCGTTCTTCGTGAGTGACTGATACACGGACACACGCATGATCTTGCCGACCTCATCGACAGAGATACCTTGCCGGGAGAGTAGATCAGCGAGCCGCCCCAAAGTTTCCTTGCTCGGCGCAACAGGCGGCGATGCCAAACGATCACTAAGAGCCACAACTGCACTCCCTCGCAACATGACGAGTCACCGTATGACGCGACATGACGATGCCCTCATCCTTCAAAGCGTTCGTCAACCACACCGACGTGTAACCCTCAGAGCGTCCCTTGCGGGTGCTGGCATCTACCGACCTGATCTTGTCGATCGCCTCCTGTAAGGCGACCGCCTCGATTTCAGGCAGCCGTTCCAGCAGCCTTCCGACTGCACACATCTGCGGCCTCACAACAGGTGCGACCGCCAACCTTTCCGCGAGTCCCATAATCCTCCAATCTAGCAATCAGCCGCACCAGTTCGTCGGCTTCCTGCTGTCCCCTAGGCATCACCCTGGTCAGGTAATACCGGATGTCAGGGATGAGTTGACTAAGGGACGTATCCAATGTCAAGTACCTTTCCAGAAAAAACCCTGTGATCAGGGGTTTTGTTTGTCGTGAGCGTGCCAGGTTATATGGTCGTCGATACGCCCGTCAAGATGTTCAATCTTCTTTTCGATGCGGGTCAGAACCTTCTGGTTCTCGCCATGCTGTTCCGTGTTACGTCGGTCAAACCGGGTGAGGAACCACATGACCGGGCCGCCGATCAACGCGACAAGGATCGGCACCCATACCGCTTCCATTCAAGATCAGTTCCCGAAAGCGGAGTCGGCTTCCTCATCAGAAAGCACGCCGTCATTCATATAGCCCTTAGCGAGCTTCTGCAACACGGGAAGAACCGAGGCGACACCAGCCAGGACAGCAGCCTTCCAGACGGCGATACCACCGAGCAGGCTGGCCCCACCGACGACGACTAGGACATTGTTGCCGAATGTGGCGACGAGGCGGGTCACGATCTTCTTCATAGAGGTCTATTGTACTAGACGGATGCCCTGACCGGGGGCTACTTCATGCCTTCAAGGGCTTTAGCGATCTTGTCTAGTACCTTTGTGAACGCCGCATCCACCTTCGCCGGACTATCAGCCAACTCTGGGCTGATCTCATAGTGAACCCAGTTCCCGCCAGGACCGATCGTGTTGCGGTCATACACCCGCCAGGCATCCCGGTCGCAGCGGTACGCCGCACCGAAACCTTTGGTCGCCATGTAGTTGCCTCGATAGTCATGGATCGCCTCGATACCCAAGTCGTACCTGAAATCGTTGAGCAGGGCGGTTGCTTCTTTGCATTGTTTCGGGGTGCCACCCAAGTCGCACGCGCGCCCGGTCGCATGGACACTCAACCCTTTCGCCCCACGGACAGGACGATTCGCATAGATACCAAGGTTCCGCATCCCGAACAGGAACACCATCAGATCTTGAAACCGGCGTGTCCCGGGCCGAGCCTTCGGGTGCGGGTCTTTGTTGCCGGTGTACTTGCGGGGCTTAGTCACGGTCCATACTCCTGAGGGTTTCGTAGCTGGCGTATGAGATCAGCAGGATCGCTGTCAGCACGGAGCCGAGAGTGAACCCTGCGAGGGTTTTCACAGTCCGAAAGCGGCAGACACTTCGTCGGCGGTTAGACCCAACGCCGCCAACTTCGCCACAGCAGACTGCCTGGCGGCTTCACGCTCAGCCTCAGCCTGCTCACGGGCGACACGTTCAGCCTCGAACGCCACCAGGTCGGCTTCGCGTTGGGCGACTTCCTCTGGGGTTGCTTGGCGGGTTTCGGTACGTCCGTCGGGGTAGACGGTGGTGATTTCAAAAGACATTGTTACTCCTAAGGTTTACTGTTCAAAGCCGAAGACTGTGACGAGACCAGACAAAGTGTAAGTAGTCCCCAAATATGTTTCACCGATGAACGTGCATCCATCGTATGATGCGCTTTGATTATGCGTAAAGGCACGGTCATCAAGTCTTGCATCAGAAATTCCATTCACCGTTGTTGACCTGACAGCAGTTGGCTGAGCCAAATAAGGTCCATAAACATAAGTTGTAAGCCCGCTGCGTTGTGCTGAAGCCAAAGCAGCAACATTTGACAAATTTGATGTAGTCCTGGCACCCGAAACAACAGTTGATGATGCAATAAGTTCCTGCGTTACATAACTATTTGCAGTTGAGTTATCAACGCCAGATGCTCTCATACGAAATTGCATGGCAGCATTAGCAGAACTTACATATCGCATGACAATCATGTAGTTGTCGTATGCCGAAGTGAACACACCATTCAGGCTCAGCGTTTCGCATGACCCAAACGTCACCGACCCATCAGCGTTGATGGTCGCCGTCGAGGACGCACCAGTTTTTGCAACCGTAGACGGTGTCATCACCACTAGACCGTTCGTGAGTGCCATTACTTCCTCATCCCATACACCGCGACACGGCCAGAAATGCCGGGCGATGTCACGGAAAATGTAAATCCATCATATGAAATGCTTTGGTTGTGGGTAATCGCATAATCGATAATTGCCCCACCGTTTACCCCATAACAATTGGCTGACCTCATAGCAGTAGGCTGAGTAAGCGATGGCCCATACAAATACCCAATAGCACCACTTCTATAAGATGAATTATTGGTATAAGTAAAAAAGTCAGCGAGCGTTGCGCTCCAACGCGCTCCACTTACGCTAGTTCCATTGGCAAAAACGTATTGAATCGTATATGAATTTGCCGTGGAGTTGTCAGCTCCTCCAGTTCTAAGGCGTAAATAAACAGGTTCTTGGCCCGTAGAAGCGGCCTGACCCCAATAGACAATCATGTAGTTGTCGTACGCCGACGTGAACACACCATTCAAACTCAGCGTTTCGCACGACCCGAACTCGACCGACCCCAACGCACTAATCGTCGCCGTGCTACTAGCACCAGTCTTATCGACCGTCGTGGGTTTCAGGAGAATCAAACCGTTTTTACTCATGTTCCCACCAAACCGTAGACCGAAACCAGGCCCGTTGTGTTCCCAGCATCAGCAAACAGGGTTATCCCATCGTAAGACGTGGACAAACTGTGCGTCCCAGCAAAATCCAAAATACGCACCGTCGCTTCACTCTCCATGGTCACAGTCCTATACGCAGTCGGCTGAGCCAAAAACGGACCATAAACATACAGAGTCAAGCCAGCAGGGTCAGCCGCGTGAGAACTCAGGCGTCCCGACGTTTGACTTGTTGACCTATTGCCAGAAACCGTGGTGCCGTTGGCCTGCAAAAACTGAAAGGTGTAGTTGGAACCTGACGCATCTGTTCCTGACGCGCGGAGTCGAGAGTTGTAAGCGTTGGAGGTAGACCCCTTGTGCCTAATGACAATCATATAGTTGTCGTAATCCGTCGTAAACACACCATTCAACGACAAAGTTTCACACGACCCAAACGTCACCGAACCATTTGTCTCAATCGTCGCAGTAGACGAAGCCCCCGTCTTATCCACCGACGACGGCATCATCAACACCATCCCACCCAAATCCTCAGGTGCAGTCTCACGCGCAGCCAACAAAGAATCAAACTTCGCAGGCACCGCCAACGTCGAACCAGAAACACTAAGAAACGCCACGACTACTCACCCACCCCAACCCACAACAAACCATCCTCATCCCACAAATACAATCCACCATCCGAAGGATACGGCACAGGCGACACCCACAAACAGCTGTCCTCATCCAACACCCACGACGGGAACGGTTGCGGCGGAATAAACGCATCACGGGCCGCATCATACACATAGCCGATCCCCGCATAATTCTTGCGGAACGGGATGCCGCCGGCCGTATGAACGCCACCATGCGTATTGTATGAGGTGCGTTTGCACGTGAACCCAGACGGCGCGTAGTAGATCTCCCAGTCGGTGACACCAGGCGCAAGGTCATCCTCGTCCCGCCCAACAAAAACTTGGGTCACAACATTGTTGTTGTCGATGAGTGCGTAGTGGGCCATCATCAGCTCCTAAGCGAACGTCACCGTATCAGTCGCACCGGCAGCGGTCACCGTATACACGGTGTCGCCACCAACCGTCGAGGAAGTTTGTGTCACGCCAGCGGAGAAGGTGGCTGCGTAGAAGGAAGGGACGCGGATGATCACAACACCCGAACCACCAGCGCCACCCCTAGAAGTAACGCCGCTGGTAAAATTGTATCCTCCGCCTCCACCGCCACCACCAGTATTCGCCGTCCCATTTTCACCTAGCACGTTAGAAGATGACGAATTGCGGCCCGCACCGCCACCACCAGCACCGCCAGCGCCGCCAGTTCCACCAGCAGAACCTGACGGAGGGCCGCCCCAACCGCCGCCGCCGCCAGCACGAGTAACAGATGAACCCGTAATCGACGAGGCTATACCCGCCCCACCTGCCCCACCAACTTGTCCCGAACCATTCCCTCCAGCAGCGTTAGCGCCGCCTCCGCCGCCAGCATTCCCAGTTGATGCATCTCCACCATTATTGCCCTGCCCAGATGTGCCGCTACCGCCAGTTTTAGACTGATCATAACCGCCAGCACCACCACCAGAACCGCCACTCGCGCCGTTAGTTCTAAAACCACCAGCACCGCCACCACCAGTACTGGAGATAGAGGAAAATACGCTGTTATTTCCTGATCCAGAAAGGCCGTCTGCTGCCACTCCACCAGCGCCAACAAGAAGGGAATACGAACTGCCAGGAGCAGCAGAAATGGTGTTTGTTTGGTAACCCCCCGCTCCTCCACCGCCACCTGTGGTCCCACCTGCGCCGCCGCCAGCAATCACCAAATACTCAACGCGCAAAGGCGTCACCGACTTGAACGAACGACCTTTGGCCCTCGCACCCAACGTCGAATTACTAACAGAAACAATCGCCATAATCAGGTAATCTCAGACCCAAACGCATTAAACGAAAAATCAGCAGACGACGCATACACCGTCACAACATCCGTCGCATCCAACGTAATACCCAACGTCAACGCCAACGTATCCTTCGCAGCACACGGCGCGTCATACACCACATAATGCTTATCCTCCAACGAGGCACCAGCAGGACGCACCGCAATACGGAACGTCCCCGAAGTGGCCGCCTTATTACAAACCGTGATCGTCGAAACAACCGTATCCGTCGCAGACGGCACCGTATACAACGTCGTTGCTGTCGTAGCAGCAGGCTCCGACTGACCCAAAACCTTATATGAACTCGGCATTATTTACGCTCCCATGAGTAGAAAAACTTGTTCCAACCCGCCACCAGTAGAGGCGGCCCACTTCACACCACTCGCCTCAGCAGAGTCAGCGGTGAGAACAAAACCATTCGTGCCGACCGACACGGCGGTGAGAGTATCAGCTGCCGTGCCAACCAGCAGATCACCCTTCGCAGCGATCGCATAGTTTGTCGTATCAGCCACATACTTCAAACCGTTCGTCTGAGCCGAATCGGCCACCAGGCGATGCTCGTTCGTGCCAGCAGCCAGACGGGCGTGAGCCGAACCAGTATGAACCAGCAGATCACCCTTGGTGGTTTGCGTCGAAGCGACCAGGTTCGCCTGGTTCGCATCGGTCGCGGTGAACACCGGGTAGATCGCAGCACCCGAATCATGCGCCTGGGCGGTCGTGTCATCCGAACCGCGGCCACCCGACACAACGTTCAGAGTGGTGTCGGTCGCGCCGGTACGGGTGACCAGCACCTTTTCCTCGGCGGCGGTGCCTGGCGAAATGACCACATAGAACGGGTCGGAGCCGGACGGCCAGCCGGTGTACGCGGCGATCGTACAAGAGGTCGCCACATTGGACATGGAGGCAGTCAAAGTGGTGGCGGTTGCCGCCCCCTTGAAAGCCCTACGAGTGTAACCTGCCATCCCTAATCCTTAGTCTGCGATGCTTCTGAGTGTGACGACGGCTGTACCCTCCCAATTCCAAGTGGATTGGTACGAGTCCAACGGTATCCATTCTACATTTTCCACGACCACATTGTAAGAATCATAGGCTTCCTGGTAGGTGACGATTGTGGCGTCATTGACCAGACCCTCCAAATACTCCAATTCTTCCTTCACATCCAGGTAAAACTCTCGTCCCTGAACGTTCAGTTTACGGTGCAAGATCACCGGGACGGACATGATTCTGGCTCGGATCGGGGCTGCGTAAGCCCTAGCCTGCCAGCGAGTCAAAGTCGGGCCAGCCGTGTTGGATGTGGCCGAACGTTTCAAGGTGAGCTTGATCGCAATATCAGAAAACCCTGTCTGCGGGGCGACCGTCGTCTTGTCGGTGGAGCCGCCGTTGGTGACCGGAGGCAACTCGATATAGGTGCCGGAATCATACGAGAATGAGGTGACGATTGACCCGGCCAGCGGCTTTGTTCGGGTGTCAAACCGGGGTAGGAACTTGCGGTCGGGGATGCCCCACCGCCACACGCCCGACACGAGATAGCCCTCGGCACACAGATCCGTAGACTCCTTGTAAACACCCTTGCCGGATACGGTGAAAATGCGGGTGCCGTCCCAGTTGACGACAGCGTTCACCGCCCCCTGCTGGGTGACCATCAGATCCGAGGCGTAGGCAGGTTCGTTCACCCCGTTCAGTTCGGACAGGTCGAGGCGTCCCAAACCGGTTGAATCAGCATCAAAGTTTGTCCAGCCGTACCACACGTACTTGCCGTCACCCACCCCGCACTTGACCGCGGAGGTGGTTTCCAGCACCGGGCCGATCACCAGGTTTGCGTTGGAGTCAGCGGTCGCCAACCGGACACCCTTGCTGGTGCCGATCACCACGTAGCCGAGATAGCCGGTCAGCGATGAGAGGGTTTCACCCAACGGTAGTTCGGCGGCAACAACAGGGACATCCAGGGTGCCGTCAGATTTCACCGTGATCTTGTAGATGATCGCAGTCTGGCCGGCGTTGCCACCCGCATAGATAGCGTTCTGCCCCGAGCAGGAATCCACAAAATCGAATGAGGCGTTCGGATGCTCATAGAACGGATCGTGGGTCGCAGCTCCGACCGGCAGGTGGATGTGGTTGTCGTGCAGGGCAACAATCCGGCCTTTGTTGTACTTCAACGACGTGTACGTGTATGCCGTAGAACCAGAGGACGGATAGTACTGGGCGACAGACGCCCCACCAGCCGACGATGAATAGATTGAATTGTTGTTGTACGAGATATAGACAGTCGTACCATCGGTGGTCAACGCCTCAATAGCCGAAGACGCTGGCGCGCCAGTCGTCACCGAAGTCCACGACGACAAATCGGTGGTGTACTTCAACGTGTCGCCGTCACCGACATACAGATAGTTGCCGACCACAATCATCGGCAGATTCGCGTTCACAGACGACAAGATGCTGGCCGTTGTCGGCAACAACTTCAACTCGTTCTTCGTCCACGGATCAACATTCTTTGACGTATCAAACCGGTAGTCCTGGGCGTCACCAGTATCCGCATACGGCTGACCGGACCCCTTATGCCACGACACCTGGCTACGACGCCACAAACCCTGAGGGTTGATCGTCGCCTCACCAGGAATATTGTTTTGATCGACCGACTCACGAACACGAGCCTCAAACGCTCGACCGAAACGCCCCGATTTCTGATCCACCAAATACGGATGACCGGCGATAGCGACCGGGAAAACATCTGGCACCAACTGGGATGTACCGGAACCCGTATAGTACGACGGGCCACCCGTATACGCAGTAGTGAAATCAACCAGACCGGTGACGGTCATGACTACTTCCTGATACGAGTCGGATACTGGCGGCTCAACCGGGCAGCTTCAGCCTGAATACGATCCCGCCGCAAACGCAACAAGTTTGTCACCGAAGCGTTCATCGCACCAGCAGGCACCTCATCGCTACGGCGAGTATCACCCTGCGACTCAATAAAGTTGCGCTTCACCTCACGCGAAGCCAACAAGCGGATCTGCGCCCCCAACACCAGCAGGTCAGCCAAAGACGACGACGCACCCGTAGACGCCAACGTAGTCGCCTCAGACGAGAGCGAACCGTACGCATCCTTATAGATCACCCGAATTGTCGAAGACATCACCGGCTCATCCAACGTCAACACATACCCCGACGCAAAATCCGCGGTCGGCATATCCCGCATCAGGCGATAGTTACGGACAACCGGATAATCATCCGACGTGTACCGCCACCGCACGTCATACAAATCGATCATGCTAGTAACGCCAGTCAAATTCACCTGGCGGTCCGAGCCGTTGTACGAGATGTCCAGCGTCTTCATCTGGAACAGCCCGTTCATCGGGGACGACAGATCCGACAACTCGTCGTTCAGGGCTTGAAGAACTTGCCACCTCGGGAACTTCGGGTTGACGGTCACGATCGCGCCGTCGACGTGTGTCGCGGCGGTTGTCCCTCCGAAACCACGTTCGACGGTCAAAGTTTTGCTGGCCGTGTTGACTTCCCAAACGTACATCAACTCCGAATCGACTTGGAAAACGGTTTGCTCACGCAACGATCCCAACGAATACTCGATCGGAACCGAGGTAGTGGAGGCGTCAAGGGACGACGCAAGCTTGTTGCGTTCCTCTACCGTTCCCGCCAGAAGGTTCTGTACGGTACGGTCAACAAGAGTTCCTGCTGTGGTCACTTCTTCTTATACGTCGCCAGAATGTCTGAGAACGTGGTGGTCGGGCCGACACAGCCGTACGCCTGATACTTCGCAGTCTCATAGTCGGCTGCCGACTTAGCGTCCTTGTTCTTCGACTTCATGTACTTTCCGCCGTACATCATCACTTACTCCTTGCTGCCCAGGCGTTGTCCACCAGATTCGGATAGGGGCGACCCGCCTTCTTAGCGCGAGCCTGCGCCGCCTTCTTCTGACCAGCAGACAACGGAGTTGACTTCTTCTTCGGATTCTTCGTATCCCAAAACGCCTTCTTCGCAGCCATACTCACCACGCCTTACAAGACCAGTAGCGGGCCTTCGTCTTCGGACCAGGGTTATCACAGTTGTGGCGCGCCCGAAAGTTCGCGCGACGACCAGGCTGATCCTTCTTGATCGTCATATTCGGATCACCGAACATGACCTTCTTGATCTTGCCGTTATCGGTGTTCACATACACAACAGACTTCTTGCGGCCATACCCAGGTTCACCCTTCCTGATCGGACGGGGCGAATTCAAAGAAACATTCTTGCCCTGGTACTGTGCCATACCCGTCAAGTGTACCCTATAACCAGGCTAGATTTCGGTGACCAGCCCGCACCCGACAAGATGCGTGAGCGTCGAAACCGGCACCTCCACAAGAGCA